CCCAGGCCTTTTGCACGCCAGCCACAGAGCGGGCCCAGGCCGCGTAGTCGCCTTGAGCGCCGCCGCGCGGCGGGTTGCCGATGCGGTGCAGGACGCGGGCGCGCCAGTCGTCGAGGGCTTCGCCGTCCGCGCGCGGGGTTCGGTAGAGGGCGGCCCACCGGGCGAGAAACTGCTCGTCGCAGCGGTCGGGCAGAAGCTGAGCTTCGAGCCATTCGAGGCGGGCCCAAAGGCCATCAGCGAGTCCGGCGGCGACAATGGCCAGGGCGCGTTCGACGGAGCGACGGAGCATGGCGCGCTGGTCGCCGATGGCGGCAGAGAGGTCTGCGAGGACGCGGTCGCGCAGCGCGGCGCGGGTGGGTCTGTCAGAGGGCATAGGTGGCCTCCCAGGTTGGACCGAAGCGCACGGCAGCGGCCGGCGAGGCAGTGACGCGGACAGTGAGTTCCAGGCGGGCGCCGCTCGCGGTGTGACGCCACAGGGCAGAGCAGTCGACGCGATCAGCGACGCCGTCCTCGATGAGCCAGCCGAGGGCTTCTTTGGCGCGATCCTCGGCCTGTCTGGCGGCTTCGGGTGTGGGTTTGGCGCGGTCGAGCGCCCACAGGCGCGACCCCCAGGCGCCATCCGCCGGGTCCAGACTGTCGGCCCACCATCCGCGCTGGTCATCGATGCCCAGGCGATCAGCCTCGTCCGCATCGATCCGGGCGTCGCTGAAGAGCGAGACGAGCACAGCTGAGGCGAGCGAAGGGTCGAGCGCGAGGCCGGGCTGCGTGGCGTGCGGGCACAGCCCAAAATCGCCCTCGGCGTTCTGGCTAAGCAGGAGTGTTCCAGCGGTCGCGGGGCGCGTGTCGGCGATGCCCTCGGCGCTCGGGCCGATGGGCGCGTCGGCGAGCTCCACCTTGGGCGCCTCTCTCTTGTAGGCGTGCGTCTCTGGCAGCGAGTCGGTCAGGCGCCACTTGTGGGCGAGGTAGCCTTCGACGCGGGCGATGTCGTCGTCTGAGAGCGCGCGGGCAAAGACGAGCGCTTCACCGAGGGCGATGTCTGGCGCGCCCGTGATGTTGGCCCGCTCTGCGCCGAACATGACCTGATAGGCGCTCGACGAGCAGCCGTTGAGTCGGCCCGGCGTGACGCCCGCGTCCGCGGCCAAAGGTCCCCAGCTCGTGACCGGCCCGACGTGGAGCGAGGTCCGCGCGTTGATGGCGTCGAGGCGCTCGGAGGCGACGAATCCGCCGGTGGCGCTCAGGCCAGTGGTCTTGGTCTTGATGCCGCCCGGGTCGCTGGAGAGGCGGCGGAAGTTGAAGAGAAGGTTGCCGTTTTCGGTCGAGGCGGGCGCCAGCCGCAGCATGGCCTGCACTTGGGTCGTGGCAGGCGCGCCAGTCTCGTCGACGTTGTTGATGGCCCAGAGCCCCTGATAGGTGTTCGCGAGCTGGAATCGATGGAACGCCGCGACGACGGTGACGCCGCTCGCGCCCTGAAACCAGCCGCTGGCCGTGAGTGAGCAGAGGGCAAGGCGCAGGTTGGTGTCGCTGTCGCCTGTGCCGCCGAGCCAGCGACGGCCATTGAGGTGGACGACGCCGAGGCGGTGCGCCGCGTAGCCGGTGAGGGGGCGGTAGAGGTGGCCCTGTCGGTCGTAGACGCCGACGACGCCCTGCGCGTCCGAGTCGACGCGGGCCGAATCGCAGTCGAGCCACGAGACAGGGGCGCGGGCGAGGTCAGCGGGCGTCCAGAGGCGGGTGGTCATTTGGCGCGCACCTCCTCGGCAGCCACGTCAGAGGGCGACCAGGTGAGGTTGACCTTGGTCGTGCTGGCGACAGTCCCCGCTGCCGTTGCGCCGCCGATCGTGCCTGAGAAGCTGCCGTTGAAGCCCTCGATCGCCGCCTTGAGCGCGTCGAGGTCGCCCTTGATGGCGTCGAGCTCAGCACGGACGGCGCGGGCGAGCGCGACAAAATCCTCGGGCTCTGAGCCAAGGTCGACCTGACCGTTGGCACGGCAGTGGACGCGCTTGCCGCTGTCAGGGGTCCACAGGCAGCATTCGCCCTCAGCGAGGTCGCGCGGTCTCTTGTGTCGGTCATCGGTGGCCACCACAACCCCTTGTGCCCTGTCGCCGCCTGGGCAGACGTAGACCGCCTCGGCGCCCTCGGGCGGGCGGCTGGCGAATCCATATTCGGCGATCCGGATGGCGCCCTTGCGCGTCTCGTCTCCGATGAGGCCGAGGTCGAGGGTCTGCAGCGCGGTCGAGTCATCGCTGGCGCGGATGGCGGCGCGGGAGACGATGAGGCGCAGGCGACGGCGGATGGGGGCGAGCAGGCGGTCAAACATGAGGGAGGCGTGTCTGTGGGTGTCACACCCGTCTGCTAGAGTGGAGGCAGGGGCGTTTTGGGTGGTTTGGCCATGGGCGTCACAGGCGGCTGATAGAGTGGCGGCGGGGACGGTGCGGGCTGGCGTGGTTGGCAGCGGGAGGGCGTCGGGCTGTCAGGGTGTCCTTCAGAGGAGCGTCAAAGGGCTCTCGATGGGGCGTTTGTGGGACCTTGAAGGGCTGCCTGTGAGCGTCCAAGGCTGCCCGCGGGCGTGGTCAAAAGGCGTCGTCAGGCCTCAAAGGCGTCGTCAGGGATGGGCTCAGGGAGGAGGACGCGCGGGTCGGCGAGTTCGAGCTGGGCTGTGGTGCCGGTGTTGAGGTCGAGCGAGCGCTGGACGCTGACGATGGCCAGCTCGTGGTCGAGGCCGAGCCAGTCATCGACCACGCGGACGACCTGCCCCGGGTGCCAGAGGGCGTCGCGGGCGCTTGTCCAGCCCGGGAGCGTGAGGCTCAGGCGCGTGCCCTTGCCCATGCGGGCGTTGATCTCCCACTGGGCGCGGCGGTCGAGGTCGACACACGCCGCATCCGCGACCACGACGAGCGGGCGGTGGCGCGTGACAGCCGGGTCGCGGGCCGTGGCTGTGAGGCCGCTGATGGCGTCGATTTCCAGCGATCCGCCCTGCGTGGCCACGGTCAGGCGGTTGAAGCGCGCCTCGTGAGACTCTGTGAGCGTGGCACTGAGGATGTCGCGGCCCCGGCGCAGGACAGGCACGTCGCCGCCAGCTCTCCAGCCGCCCTGCACGATTTCCAGGTCGCCCGTGAATGAGGTCGACAGCCAGCAGCCGCGCAGGCGTGCCAGGCGCCCGAGGAGCTCAGCGCACGTCTCGCCCAGTTCGGGCGCGGCAAACGGGATCGGTGTGGTCGCGTCGCCCAGGACAAAGCTGCGCACGCCGATGCCAAAGGCGCCGACCACGTCGCGCGCGATCTGTTCCAGCGTGCGGTCGACCCATGGCTCCGAGAGCTCTACCGAGCAGTCGACGAGGTCGCCGGTCTTGGCGCGACCAGAGACCGAGAGTGCGCGCTCAGAGGCGGTCTCAGTGGCCGTGGCGCTGTCGATCCAGCCGGTGAGCATGGGCGCCTCGCGCCATAGGAGGCGGCAGGCCTGGCCTGGGCGGATACGGACGCGTTCGGCGCTCTGAGACCGACGGTCGGCATAGGTGAGCTCGAACGCGGGCGCGAGCGCATCGATGGATTCGGTGACGCGGGCACTCGTCCAGCCGCTGAAGACTTGTCCGGCGACTTCGAGCGCGAGCTCAGGCATCGGCGAGGACCTCCAGCGCCTGCCCACCAGTGACGCGCAGGGGGTCTGGGAGGCGGTTAAGACGGACGATTTCGTCGGCGCGGCCCGCGTCGCCATAGAGGCGGTAGGCGATGAGCACAGCGGGCGCGGTGGTCGGCGGCGCGTAGGTTGTCAGACGGGGCAGATCCACGGCGACCTCGCGCAGTAGGCGGCCAGTCATGGCCACGGCCTGGGCAATGGCGAGGCGCTCGGTGTTGGCGTTGTCCGCGTCAGAGCGGGCGTCAATGGCAGCAGCCGAGAGCGCGTCGATGGCGTCGGCCAGAGCGCGGGCAGAGTCAGAGGTGGCGCAGTCCGTGTCGAGCGCGGCCTCGGCGACGGCCAAAGTCCAGGCGGCCAGGCGCAGGCGGGTGATGGCGGCGGACGAGAGCGTGTCGAGGAGGGCGGACGGCGCGGGCGAGGCGGCCACAGCCACGATCGGATCAGGCGCACCATGGATGAGCTCAGAGGCACCGTCCGGCGTGACCACCGCGCACAGGCTCGACAGCCGCGCTGCCGCGTCGATTGCCCAACCAGAGAGCGCGTCCACGTCCGAGGCCAGCGCCACAGCCTCGTCGACGATGTTGAGGACCATCTCAGCCGCCATGTCTGGCGCGGCAGCCAGTGTCTCCAGCGACGCGCGCGCCTCGGCGATTTTGGCCCGCACCGCGGCCATGGCCTCGACCGGCGCGGCCAGCGTCCGCAGGGCATCTTCGACAGCATCGACCGCTGTTTCGAGCGCTGCGCCGACCGCGTCGAGCATCGACACCTGCACCTCACTCGGCAGCGCGACGAGCGCCTGAGACTCTGGCGTCGACACAGCGAGCGCCGCGTCGAGCGCGTCCGGCATGCCCAGTGCCTCCTCATAGGCTGCGCGCGCGGACTCGATCTCGGCCACTGTCGCGGCAGCCACCGTCTGTCGCGCGGTCTCAATCGCCTGTCTGGCCGTGGCCTTGGGATCGACCTTTGTCGCCACGCGCAGCTGACTCGTCGCCTCCACAAACGTCGCGCTGATGCGGCACAAACCCGCTTCATCCGGGCTTTCACTGAAGGTCGCTGGTTCCGCGAGCGAGGCTGTCACCAACCCGATCGTCGGCAGCACGAGTTCACCTGCGCCCGGCTTTTCCAGCGCCTGCCTCAGCTCATCGCGCTCGGCCAGGTAGTTCGGCCCCACGACCACCGCCTCGACTGTCCAGCGCCGCGTGGCCCGCCCCAGGTCCTCGACCATGGGCAAGGTCTGCGCGGGGAACTCATGCAGCACCGATCGCCGCCCGGCGCTCATCGACACGGACAGCACCCGCATCGGCACGCCGCGCCACGACCCTCTCAGGATCGACCCATGCCAGCTCATGTCGCCCCCACCGCGGCCAGCCCCTGAGAGGCCGACAGCTCGATTGCCTTGTGTCCATGGCGCACCGCGGCCACCACGCGATCGTCTGCCACGCGCACCTCGATGCCGACCGCGTCGCGCTGCCCGCTGCCCTGACCTGTCGCCGCCGCCGCTTCCCGCGCCCGCCGCGCCCGCGCCTCAGAGATGTTCTCCCGCGTCTGCAGCACGTTGAGCGGGTTCATGGCGTTGAGCGTGCTGTCACCTGTCGCCTCCTGCCATGTGCCGATGTCGTCCGCCGCTGAAGCGAAGAGCCCGGCGAGCCTGTCTTTGGCGCCCGCGATGTCGCCTGCGATGTCGACGCCGACAAGAGAGAGGAGCGGCTCGACGAGCTCGGCGATTTTGACCGCGCCCAGCCCGAGCATGGCCATCCCGCCCTTGGCCGCGCCCTTGAGGAGCTCAAAGTTCTGCGCGACGAGCGCGACCGTGGACGCGACAAGCAGCGCGGGCTTAATAAGCGGCGCGATCGCCTTGCCGACCCCGAGCAGCGCGCCGCCAGCCATCTTGAGTCCAGCGCCGATCTTGGCGAACGCGACTTTGCCAAAGCCCGCGATCTTGGTCGCCACCTTGCCCAGGTTGGTTGAGATTTTGAGGATGACGCCCGCCGTCTTGCTGCCAGCCGCCGCGAGCACCCCGAGCGCTTTAAGGCCGCCGCTGCCCAGAATCGCCGCGCCCTTGAGGACCGCGCCGAGTGAGATGAACGCCCCGCCCACGGCCATGGCTGAGCCAAGGACACCCGCCAGCGCCGCGCCTGTGGCCGCAAGTCCTGTCGCCGCTGTGCCGAGCCACGGAAGCTCATCAAAGAGCCAGGTGACGCCCCGCACGGCCGCGCTCAGACCGCGCACGCCGCCCGCGATAGTCTTGAGCGCGCCCTCTGAGATGGAGCCCTTCAGGTCGCTGAGCGCCGCGCTGAACTCTTCCATGGCTCGCGCCTGACCGTCGGTGGTCTCGAATTTCTTCTGGAAGGCCTCGCCGAGCGCCTTGTCGTCGCCGAATCGCCTTGCTGTCTCGCGCAGCTCGTCGACCTTGCCCACCAGCGCGTCGATGGCTGCGGGCGCGGTCTCGCCAAACGCCTCGCGCAACAGGTGCTGATAAGTCCGGCTGTGCATGTCCTGCCCGCGCGCCTGGATGGCCGAGATCATGCTGCCGAGGTCGCCGCGCGTGTCCTCAGTGACGCCCAGTCGCGCCAGAGCGCCACGCTTGGAGCTGTCGCTGAGCGCGTTCATGATTCCGGCGATCGCTTCGTTGGCCTTGTCGCCCGCGAATCCGCTCACGTGCAGCGTCTGGCTGAGCGCCGCGAGGTCTGAGGCGCCGAATCCCGCCAGTTTTGCCCGAGCGCCCGTCGTGGCCATGACGCGCGCCACGTCCTGAGGCGACGAACTCGCACCGATGAGCTTGGAGACGCGCCCGAGGTCAGTCTCGCCCGTGGCATTGGCAGCCGCCGCGATGGCCTGCGCCGCCCCTGAGGCGTTCATGCGGCTGATCGTCGCCAGGTCGGTCGCCGCGCGCAGAGCCGTCTCGTCGACCGCGCGCACGCCCAGCGACCCAAACGCCAGCGCCGCCTCTGCCACCTGCGCCCGCGCCGAGGTCGTGCCCCTGGCCGCAGCCCTGACCGCCTCTGCCAGGTCTTTTTGCGCCAGCCCCGTGACCGCCGCCGCGTCGCCCAGCGTGGCGTCGAGCGAAGCTGCCGCGTCCACAAACGATTTCAGGCCGCCAAACGCCTGACGCGAAAACCCGATCAGAGGCTGCGCCGACTGCTGCAGCTTGGCCGAGCGGTCAAAAGCCTGACTCGTCTCTCGCGTGGCCAGCCTGACCGTCGTGCGCCAGTTCCTCTCGGCCCTTTCGCGCTGCTTTTTGGCCTTGGCTGCCTTTTCGTCCGCTTTGGCCGCCGCTTCGGTCGCGCGCGCCTGCTGCTCAGTGGCCTTGGTCGCGGCATCGGCAGCGCTCGCGGCTGCCTTGTTCGCCTTGGTCGAGGCCTCGGTGGCGTCCGTGGCGTCGTCCATGGCGTCGGCCAGCTCCTCGACGGCCTCGGTGTGGGTCTCGACGCTCTCAGCGGCGTTCTCAGTCTCCGCCGACACGTCGCGCAGTGTCGAATTGAGCTTGTTGGTCGCCTCAGTCGCCCTGGCGAGGTCATCCCCGGCGGCTTTGATCTCGATTTCGAGCGCGGCGTTCATCGAGCCCATGGGTCACCTTAA